CTAACTCTTTCCCTTGAAATATTAAACATCGTTCCTAACTCTTGTAAGGTTTTCTTTTCGTCAGAAATAACTCTATGATAATAAATCGTTTTATTTCTTTCATATATTTCTTTAGGACTTCTTAAATGTGAATAATATCTGCCATTAGTATACAACGAATGATAATCTGTCGTAGTATCTTTATTTATATTATAAAATTGTTTACTTAATATTAAAGAAAAACTAACATTTAACGCATCTTTTATCATCTCTAATTTGTCTAAAGATATATTTAAATCTCCTTTAAGATGTTTATACATTGTTGATTTACAAACATTGTATTTTTCTACTATATCATTCACCGATATTTTTTTTTGATGCATAAGTGTTTTGGTATTTTCTCTTGCTATGGTGTTAATGTCCATCAATGCCTCCTTGCGTGTAGACTTGCGGGATGTTGTTGTCCCTCGAAATCAACGTGAAGTATATTCAGCTCGTGCCTCTTGCACCACAGCTGAAGCCCAAGCTTCGTCCAACCTGCTTCGATGGCTGCGTAATCACGGGGCGACTCATGGCCAGGCAATTGTTTAATGCACTTCTTGCAATGCAAAAACATCTCAATCTTTTTCGTAACGGGTATTTTTCTACTCATTTAACAGAACCTTATTATTACAATTAGCAATAATGAAAATAGAATTAAATATATTGCCATTTTTTTAAACAGTGTTGTGATTAACATTAATTACCGTTCTTTTTTCCCATCACTTCATTCCACTTAGCAAACATATCTTTCACTGAGGTTAAAGCACTCTCGAATTTAAGATGAGGTACATTACTGTGATGAGTATTGCGCACATCGTCCCCCACTTTTAAGGTAATGAGCTGGTCAATCGAGTTGTAGCTCACGGTAAATTTGTTTGTGTTCACCGGAGTGATTGGCGGTTTAACTGGATCAGCAGAAACGTTTTTCACAATTTGCTGAGATTCTTTAAACGCTTGTTGCCTCCCGGCTTTTACTCCTGCTGCATAGGTATCATTAATACTTTGCAGCATTACTTTCATATCCTTATTGAATATGTCTTTTTCGTCTATTGTAAACATAGATCCTCCATCCCACGAAGCTACAATAAATCCCATTATTATGCAAGGCTTTATTTACAAGGTGAAACTAAAAGCGTACACCTCAATTATGAAATACATGTTATTAATATGGCTATGTTCTTTTGCGAACGGCCAAAGCTGTATAGGACCTAAAGAGTACCCTACTGGGTACGATAGTTGGTATGAATGCGCTAGAGATGCGCATAAAGAATCTCAAAAGCTTCTGGCACAAGCTGGGTATAAATATGTAAATGAAAATCGAATTGCTACTAAATATACCTGTATACCAGTGAAAACTTATTCAAAAGGGCAGTATAACTGACCTATTTAAACATAGGGCTTGACAAGACTGTCTCATTCCGTCATATACTTTCCTATGAAGGCTTATCGGTTTAAGGTCTGGTATCAGTATAAGTACGCCAGTCACAACTTAAAGGCCAAAAATGATGAACAAGCTTTGGACACATTTGCGGATGAGCTAAACAAAAAGAAGGTCAAGTTTGTTTACGATAAATTTAGGCCACCCAATAAGTGCTTTGTAACTTATGAGGAGGTAATACCGGATGTCACTACAAAAGTTAGTACAGAAAAAACTAGCATTGGAGCATCAATGGGCCAACCAAGTGTTGAAGCAGAGCGCAGTAACCCCTGAAATGCAATGGATGGATATCAAGGTTAAAGATTTAAAAGTACAAATCAATAATCAATGTGTTACTGATGCTAAGACAGAATTAGAAGTAACGCAGGACTCCTACCCGGGTTGTTAAGGAAGAAAGATTGGTGGAATAGGAATTTCTTTGTAGATTATTTTGCCATTAACTTGTTGTTTAACTTTATTCAAACAAATTTCGCAACGATAGATATGTTTTGTAAAAGTGGGGCTGAAATGTGTATCCTGATGACACGTTGGACATTCTCCCGAGTTGATATGTAAATCATGTAATTTCATCTGTTTGACCCCAGTTCTTTCCAATAGATATATCGACTTTCGAAGGGACTTTCAACTCAGGGATACAATTTTCCATAATCTTTTTGATTTGTTTATATTGAGGTTCGAGAGCTTCCCATTTAAGATTGAAACACAGTTCGTCATGAATTTGTAAGATTGGATAAAACCCACACTTCGCACAATCAATCATAGCTTGTTTCACCTGGTCAGCTGCGGATCCCTGGATCAGCCGGTTAAGTGCTTTATAAGTGTAAGCTCTTTTAATATTACCGCGCCCATATTTTTGCACCGCATCATCAAATGTTGTCGCTTGGTGAAGACCAAAAGAAGACGGTTCCCATTCTTCAAACCTGCATTTCCTTCCTTTGAGAGTCCAGATCGCACCATTCTTATCAGCTGCATCCGTAGCATTGTTTGCGAGTTGTTTAACAAAAGGAACGCGCTGGTTATACTCTTGTAAAATTTGTTCAGCTTGTTGCTTATCAATTCCAAGTTCTCTTGAAAGTTTATTCTTGCCCATTCCATAAAAAATTCCCAGGTTAATTGTTTTAGCTTGAGATCTAGGTATGCCTGCCATGTCCGCTACAGTTTGATGGAAATCTGCATCTTCCTCTTGATAGGCTTTAATTAAATCGTCAGATCCAGAGAAACCAATACTGGCAGCATAATGAACCACAAGGCGTGGTTCCTGTTGTGAATAATCAAAGGATCCCCATCGACAGTCCCTGTCAGCCAGAAAGAGAGATCGGATCCTGGGTCCGAGGTCCTTGTTCCGGGCTGGAACCTGCTGTAAATTAGGATGGGCGTAACTTAAGCGACCACTGACGGTACCACCAGAGTCGCCTCTAAGCTGATTTATTTCTGCATGGATCCTCCCTTTATGTTCAAATTTAAATATTGAATCGATGAAAGTAGAATGAAACTTGCTTACTTCCCTTGCTTCACGAATCAACTTTGCTATGGGTGCCTTACAATTAGTCAGCCAATTCTGAGTAAAAGAGGGTTCCTTACTCTTCTCGGTCAGAGGGTAAGGGATCTTAAGCTTATCAAAGGCTTTTGCAATTGATCGAGCTGCCCATATATCTATGTCTGTACCCGCGCTCTTTTTAATTTTCAACAGCGATTGCTTTTCTTTTTTAACAAATTCGATTTTAAGTTTACGAGCTCCCTCAAGATCGACACGCACCCCTTTGGCTCGCATTTGAATTAAGAGAGGAAGAAGCTCCATTTCCATGTCCCAAACGTCCGATAGATTTTGTTTTATAATTTCTATTTTAAAACGTTGCCATAGTCTTAATGTTAAAGACGCGTCTTGTTCAGCATAAGGACCCACAAACTTAGGAGGTAGTTTATACATTTCTCCTTTAGCATCAATTCCCCATTCTTTAGCTGCTTCTTTTAATCCAGCTTCTGATTTAAGTTCGGACAGATAATCCACCGATAGAGAATTTAAACTATAGTTTCGACGATTCTCATTAATAAGAGCTGCAGCGATCATGGTGTCTGCTACTTTTCCATAAACAATAATGCCATGAGCTCTTAACCAGCCTATATCATAGGCTGCATTATGAAAGACTTTAGTCCCCGGAGCTCGACAAACATCTTGTACCCAGTTTAAAACCATTTTAGCATCCATGTTGCTTCCCGCTTCGTGAGAAATGGGATAGTAACCTTTGAAGCTATCGGTGGCGACAGAAACTCCTATGATGTTGCCATTCATACTAGGCCAACCCGGTCCTTTAGTTTTGATGTCGGGATCTTTAGTTTCTAGATCAATCGCTATAATCTCAGCGTCCTTAAGATTTGGATAGTGAGTGGGCGTTGTCCAGTCGGACTCTTGAAAAGTAAAGTTAATTTGATGAGTCATTTAGTGCTATGCCAAGTTTGGCGTAGTGAATAATTTTGTCGTAACGTTGTTTGGTAGTTTCTCCAGGTTTGGTGCGCGTAGCGTACTTAACAATATTGGAATCAATCGTGTTGAGTTTATTTTTATAACAATAAACAACAGGTTGAATCGCAAGAGTGGTGTAGTGACTTCCCCCTTCTTGATAATCTAATGCTTTTTTAAACGCCACACATTCCTTCGCATTCGTTTTCAAATAAATTTAATTGATTCTTTTCTTTTTTATTTTTTAAAAGTTTATCGAAATCTACATCGCGCAAAGGAATGCCTTTACGATGAAGATATCTTTTTATATTAGGGTCTTTAGCAGAGTTTCTTATCACGTCATCAAGCTCGCAGGCTTCTTCAAATTCTGAGGGGGTTTGAGTTTTAATTTCATTCCATAAATTATTATCATGATAAGGACAACCAATACAAGAACTTTTTGCAGGAGTCCTATAATTTTTACCCTCGTACCATTTCAAACAATCTTCCCGTGTCATCTTCTTGTCAATTAAAGGCCAGGTATTTTTAATCCACTTCTCTCTGGAAGGTTTCATTCGAGTAGCTTCGTCTCTTGAAATTCCTACCCACACTTCCACCCACATTTCTCTAGGGAATCGTTGCCTATGCTGGATCTTTAAAAGATGACGGATCTGCCTATTGATAGGAGTAATTTTATAATTCCGGGTGCACTGTCTTGGACCAATTCCTATTTTACCAGTCACGGTATTACGAGCAAAGAAAGGAATGTGAAGAAAGCCTTTCTCCTTGGTTACTTCGTCAATCATATCTTGTCTAATATTGCCTGATTTTAAATGGTTCTTACAGACAATGACGGGGAAACTTAACTGGGATTTGAGCCACGCAAGATGATCGTACACTTTACGGGGCTCCCATCCCGTGTCTGCGAAGATCGCAAAATTTGGCTTGTGCTCAAAGGCTCCCTCATCAGCCATGAGTGCCATTGTGGATGATTGCACCCCAGCTCCCAATGATAGAATCCTTAGCTTTGGATTCCCTGAATAATCCCAATTGCCTTTAGCTACTACCATAATGCTCCTTTATAAACTGATTATATAGCCGTGCCAATGGGAAGAAATATTCATGATAAGAACGTAGAATATGTAAACTTTCTTTTGCCCTTGTCACGGCGACATACCATACCCTAGATTCAGAGCTCCGCGCAAGCCCTACCTTATTTTCAAAATGAGCAGGCCAATTAGATTTTTCGTAAACACAAACGTGCTGTGCTTCTCCTCCTTTAATGGAGTGAATGGTGTCTATAGTAATGTTCGAAGCCAGGGATAGATCAATATTCTTTTCTATAATTTGTTCAAAATATTGTTTGTCGCTCTCAGAGAAATTACGATTAAAGACTTGTTGCCACATTCGTGGTTCAGCCAGAAGCCCTCCAAACGTACGCAAAAAATCAAGTGAATATGTTTTATCATCGGATAAATTTTTCCAGCGTTTACTTTCTATGGATCTCCATCCGTAGGCAATCTCGTTGATGTAAGTATAAATAATTTCAGCTTCTTCTTTCTTAACACTTTCACCTTCCTTCAATCTTTTCCAATACTGAATAGCGTTCCATTTATTCAGGTCGAAGGAATGTTTCCCTTTTGTATTTTGAAAAAACACTCCATACAGACGCGCGAGTCCTTCGAGCTCTCTCACAAGTTCTTGAGTGCGTCCTAGAATTAACCAAGTTCCTTTTCGTTCCTGCATCTGAGCTACAACGTCCTTAAATCGTGCATGTGTTTGAATGGATCCTTTTTGATCGGAAGCTATAAATTTTTTAGGTACTCTGGGTTTAATCATACTAGAGATATATCCACTGAAGCCATGAATGACTTGGGGTAAACGAAAAGATTCAGTTAAGATATACGGTCTTCCTGGAAAATCAATATAGTTTTTTACCTCAGCACCATTCCATTCAAAAATAGCTTGGTCATCATCTCCCGCAATATAGAGGCGATCCGCTTTGTGTGCCAGCTTATAGATCATTTTCCATTGCAAAGGGGTTAGGTCCTGGGCTTCGTCCACCATTAAAATTTTTAAATAGGGGGCTTCTTCTTTATCTATAAAGTGAGTAATCATATCGGTGAAATCAACGCGATGATTTTCTTTAAACAATTCATATTGTCGGTAAATAAGTTGGAAGCGTGGAAGAGTAGCACGTTTAAAAACTTCCTCTACGAATTGTTGTTCGGGAGGAATTAATCGATTCCTTGCTTTGTCATAAACTCTTAAAGACCAATCATTAAAGATTTGAATACCGTCGTAGTTTTCATAAGCGGGTCTAGCCATTCCTAAATTTTCAGCGAACTCTACCATGTCTACTTGAGGATCCATGACTGGAAGTTGTTTTCTAAACTGTCTGCAAAAACTATGAATGGTTCTGAAATTCTGAAGATCATCTTCGTTACAATCCGGGAATTGTTTTTCGGCTCGTTCCTTCCCTTCGTTGACAGCTTTATTTGTGAAAGATAAGTAAGCAATTTCCTTCGGAGTAATTCCTCGGTTAAACCATTTATCGAGTCTGTTTAAGAGAGTGGTGGTCTTTCCAGTTCCTGGAGGACCAAAGATCTTAATTGTCTTGCTTTTCAAAAGGAGCTTTGGATCGCTGAAATTTGACATTAGACCTTTCTATAACTGGCTCATCCATTTT